TAAAACAGTCATGGATCTGTATAAAACCAAAGAAATATAAAACAAACATTAACATTTAAAAACAAAAAATCATGGCAAATTGGATTAATTTCAACGTAGTTGGTGGTGTAACAGATGGTGCAGGTGCAACTCCAGCTCCACAGATGGACGGCGACAACTTAGTATTAGCTGAAAGCATTATTAATGTAGCAGCAGTAGTAAGTGGTGGTGGTGCTATCGTAGCAACATTAAACTTAGCTGGACCAGCAGGTGCAACAACTTGTACAGTTATCTGTTCAACTTCAGCTGCAGCAGCAGATGCTCCAGATGGTAACGTACCAGCTTCAGCAGATTACGTAAACAAAGTAAAAGGCGCAATTATCAGATCATTAACAGCTAATCCAGGTGGTGTAAAAGCTAACTGTGTATTACCTCAAGATCAAGCTGACCCAACTGCTTCTTACGATCCAGCACTTAAAGTGTACTGGAGAAGTTTCGTAGTAGCGTAATTATGAAATCTAGAGGATTAGGCGATTCAATCGCAAAATTCACTGAACAAACAGGTATTAAGGCTGCTGTCAATAGAATGGCTAGCAGTCTTAATAAACCCTGTGGTTGTCAACAAAGACAAGAATATTTAAATAACAAATTCCCTTATAAGCAATGAGAATAAATTTAACTAAAAGATTTACAATGAATTCTCCATTAAAAATCAGTAACACTCCTGTGTATCAAGTTGACTTAGGTAAGGGCGTTTTAGGTAAAGGAAATAAAAACGGTACTATATTAGTATCTGACAAAATAACTGATCCTGAAGAAAGAAAAAGCATTATAGAACATGAAAGAATTCATGTTGACCAGGTAAGAAGAGGTGATTTAGATTATGACGATGAAAACGTTTATTGGAAAGGTAAAACATATCCAAGAAGCAAAATGAATGAAGGTAGTCCAGATTTACCTTGGGAAAAAGAAGCATATAGCAAAACAGATCCATACGAAAAATATTAACATGAAAAAGAACTACAAAACCGGAAGTCCATTTCCTAGATTAAATAATTTTGACGAAAGAACTTCAGACATGCTAGATAAATCTCGACAAGATATTGTTGATTTTAGCGGTTATAGAGGAAAAGATACTTTTAAAAAATCTTTACAACAAGGACCTAGTTCTAATGTTGATAAAGCATTTGAAAAAAATAAACGTGACTTGTATGGTAATAAAAATAAATATCCATATTTATCATCTAGATTTTTAATAAACCCTTATGTTAAAGACCCGTTTGATAGAGGAACAAGAGATGACATGAACACAATGAGAGACCAAGAAAGAGTTCTTCAACAAACTCGAGCTAAAAGAGGTATATCTGGTCCTTCTGAACTTTTAGAAGATTATGAAACAGCAGCACAAGTGTCATCTAGAATAGGAGATGATTTATTAAGTGCTCAAGAACTAGGAGACGAACAAGGTATGAGCCAAGCCGTATTCGACGCGCAAAAAAGAATGCAAGCAGATAAAATGTTAAATACTAGAAACCTACAAAGAAGACCTAAACCTGGCGAAAATTTTGGTGATGAATTTACTGGAGACTATATAGATGGTGTAGCTTATAAAAACGCTAGAATGATAGATGATTTTAATAGAGCTAGAAGTGCAGGAGTATCTGCTCAAGATTTAAGTGACTTTGCAAGACAGTCAAATGAAAGAATGAGATATTTTGATCCTTCTGAAGGTTTAGGAATGAGAGATGAAAGAACTGGAGAGTATAAAATAAATTTTGGTGGACAATAAATGAGTAAAAAATTTAAAGATACTAAAGTCGGTAAATTTTTATCTAACGCAGCTCCTGGTATTTTAAACACAGTAGGTGATGTATTACCTGACAATGGTGTTATGGGTTTAGTAAAAAATCTTATACATAAAGAACCGGCTTTACCGCCAGAAGATAAAGAAAAAGCTTTGAAATTACTAGAATTAGATGTAATTGAAATGCAAGAAATATCAAAGCGTTGGAATAGCGATATGAAGTCAGATTCCTGGCTAAGTAAAAACACGCGTCCTATGTCTTTGATTTTTTTAACTATATCTATGGTTATTCTTATATTACTAGATAGTTTTGAATTAAAATTTGGTGTAAGTGAAAACTGGGTAGATCTTTTACAAACTTTATTAGTAACAGTATACGTAGCATACTTTGGTTCTCGAGGAGCTGAAAAATTTCAATCTATTAGAAAAAAGTAAATATTATTCAAAATAAGTGATTATAATTTAGAACAATTAAATTAAATCAAATATTATGAAAAAATTATTAATAAGCATGTTAATGCTTGTGAGCACTTTCACTTATGCTCAAGAAATCCCTGGACTTGAAGGTTTGTGGAAAGGTGAAAAATCAACTTATTACGTTGCTATTTTATGGGACGGTGATAAATACACTTTTAGTAACTTTTCTTTTGTAACAGGTAAAACTGCTAAAGAAAAAATTTATAAAAAAGGTAAAGACTATATTGTAACAAATATATATACCGGAAGAACTAAACATAGTGTTAATATTAAATACACTGTAGTAGACGAACAAACTATATTATGTGAATTTACAGGATCTAGCAACAACATAAGTAAGTATAAACGAATTAAATTAAATTAAATGGCTGAAAACAAAGTAACAGAAAAAGAGTTAAAAGAAATACAAGATTTACAATCAAATCTTTATAAATTAACTACAGACATCGGGGTTTTAGAAACTCAAAAACACGCGGTTTTACATGAACTAGCAGGTGTTAATCAAAAACAAGAAGAGTTTAAAAAAGTACTAGAAGAAAAATACGGTTCAATAAATATAAATTTACAAGACGGTACTTTTGAATTACAAAAAGAAAATGAGTAATGTTATAAGAAAAATCAGCATTGGTGCTGATTATAAGAATGAAGCAATGCATTATTCTGTAGGTCAACAGGTTTATGGTGGTCATGAAATATCACACATACTGTTAGATGAAAAAGATAATTCTTATAATATACATATAAAAAAACACAATGAGATATTGCCATGGAAAAAATTTAATTCTAACATGGCTATATCTATTGAGTATGACTTAGAATATTAATGAAAAGTTTATACGATTTTATTGTAGAACCTTTAGGGGAGCGTTATGCGAATACTAAAAAAATAGGTGAAAAAACTTTAATTTTAAATACTAAAATTGAGTCTTGGAAATTTGTTAATAGATTTGCTGTAGTTTTAGAAACACCAATTGCTATAAATACTTCTATTAAAAAAGGAGATATAATTATAGTGCATCAAAATGTTTTTAGACGTTTCTACAATATGAAAGGAAAACAAAGTAATAGTAGGTCTTATTTTAAAGACAATATGTATTTTGTTGGTATGGACCAAATTTATCTATACAAAAGTAACGACACTTGGAAATCCATTGGTGATCGTTGCTTTATAAAACCAATTAAAAATTCATCTTCTCTAGAGAACAGAAAAGAAAATCCTTACATAGGAATAGTTAAAATTGGTAATAATAAGTTAGAGGCATCTAAGATTAATCCAGGAGACAAGATAGGATTTAAACCAGGTGCTGAATGGGAGTTTGTTATAGACGACGAACGCCTTTATTGTATGAAATCAAATGATATAGTTATAAAATATGAGCACAAAGGAAACGAAAAAGAATATAATCCAAGCTGGGCAATTAGCAGTTAAAGAATTAATTAAAGTTGCTAAAGAACCAATTATAGATTTTGGACCAGACATTTCTGCAGATAGATTAAAAAATGCAGCTGCTACTAAAAAATTATGTATATTTGATGCTTTTGAAATATTAAATAGAATAGAAGAAGAAAGAAATCTACTTGAAGATAAACCTAAAGTAGAAGAAAAAAAAGAAACTACATTTCGTGGTTTTGCAGAAGGGAGATCTAAATAATGTACGAGCAAAGTTTATATAATGTATTAAAAGATTACATTAAACCAAAAATTCTTAAACGAAATAATAAGTATAAGAAATGGGAATATGGTTATAACGAAGAGTATGATTTTGTAGTTATAAGTAAAGATGGAACTGTAGGTGATATATATGAAATACAAGGTTTAAAAATTGGAATTCCTAGTAAACCTAAAGAAATACATACTTTTGAAGATAATAAATGGAAAAGAACACCATTACCTAAAGTTCTTAAAAAAATTAAAAGTGTTTTTGAGTGGGATAAATATCCAGAAGATTTTAAAGAAAGATGGTATGATTTTATTGATATAGAATTTACTAGACGTGAAGAAGGTTTTTGGTTTAAAAACGGTGATAAAAATTTATACTTAACTGGAACACATTACATGTACTTACAATGGAGTAAGATTGATGTTGGACCACCAGACTTTAGAGAAGCGAATAGATTATTCTTTATATTCTGGGAAGCTTGTAAAGCAGATGTTAGATGTTATGGCATGTGTTATTTAAAAAACCGTAGATCTGGTTTTTCATTTATGGCTTCAGGAGAAGTTGTTAATTTAGCTACAATATCTAGTGATTCAAGATATGGTATATTATCTAAAACAGGTCCTGATGCTAAAACTATGTTTACTGACAAAGTAGTACCAATATCAGTTAATTATCCTTTCTTTTTTAAACCGATTCAAGACGGTATGGATCGACCTAAAACAGAATTAGCATATAGAGTACCAGCTTCTAAATTTACACGAAGAAAAATTATAAGTGGAGAAGTTGCGGCAGAGTTGCAAGGATTAGATACAACAATTGATTGGAAAAATACTGGAGATAACAGTTATGATGGTGAAAAACTAAAACTATTAGTACATGATGAATCTGGTAAATGGGAAAGACCTAATAACATTTTAAACAACTGGAGAGTTACAAAAACATGTTTAAGGTTAGGTTCTAGAATTATTGGTAAGTGTATGATGGGATCAACATCAAACGCTTTAGACAAAGGTGGTGGTAATTTTAAAAAATTATATGAAAGTTCAGATGTTAACAAAAGAAATGCAAATGGACAAACGCGTAGCGGACTCTATAGTTTGTTCATACCTATGGAATGGAACTACGAAGGATACATTGATTCTTATGGCGTACCTGTATTCGAAACACCCAAAGAACCTAAGGAAGATCCTCACGGCCAAAAAATTAAACTAGGAGTATTAGACTATTGGAAAAATGAAGTAGATGGGTTAAGCGAAGATCAAGATGCTTTAAATGAATTTTACAGACAGTTTCCACGTACAACTAAACATGCTTTTAGAGATGAATCTAAAAACTCTTTATTTAACTTAACTAAAATATACCAACAAGTTGATTGGAACGCAGATATAAAACATAGCAATGTTGTAACTCAAGGTTCTTTTGCTTGGACAGGAGGTATAAAAGATACTAGTGTAATATTTGTTCCAAATAAAAGTGGTAGATTTTTTGTGTCATGGGTTCCACCTCAAAGATTACAAAACAATATAATTAACAAGTTAGGAAGAAAACATCCTGGTAATGAAAACCTAGGAGCTTTTGGTTGTGATAGTTATGATATATCAGGAACAGTAGATGGTAGAGGTTCTAATGGATCTTTACATGGTTTAACTAAATTTAGTATGGAAGATGTTCCACCTAATCATTTCTTTTTAGAATATATAGCTAGACCACAAACGGCTGAAATGTTTTTTGAAGATGTACTTATGGCTTGTGTTTTTTATGGTATGCCAATA